ATATTTATATCAACACCATGGGGAAGCCAAGATGGAAAAAAGATCATACGTCCTTCTACAGGTTCATAAGCACAAACTCTCCATAACATCTCTGGTAAATTATCTGCTCTTCTAGGCATATGTTGATTTGGTCCTGGTCTAGGATCTTCTAAAAATAATTTGCCTGAGTTCTTTGGTACTTTGATATAATATACACCTGACCACATAGAGTTAGGGTGAGTGTGTGTTTTATTGTAACTGTACGTTGGATTAATATTAGCCCACATATTACCAAGTCCTAGTTTACCTGTAATACCAAAATCCATATTACATTCTTGTGCCATTTTAAATAATTCATCGATAAGGGGTTGATACTCTTTTCTCTTATCCATATCTGTTTTACTATGCCATCCAAAACCAGAGTTTGTTTTCTTTTCTCCTCCGGGATCTGCTTTACGCCACTTTTTTATTTCTT